CGCAGATAATAAAAAAGGGAGCCTAAGCCCCCTTTTAATTGGTTTTGATAATTTTTTATGCGCCGCCGCCGGTAATAAGTGTACCTAGTGTACGTCCTACCGCTGTACCAATACCAGTGTCACTTGGTGTTTGTACTGCGTTATCGTATTGGATTTCTAGTGTAACTGTTACTGGTTCGTTGTTACTGTATGCAAGTGTATTGTAGTTTGCATTTGTTACAAAGCAACCATATAGTTCAAAAGTTTCAAGTACGTTTGGTGTGTTAGCACCGTTACCGCCGTCTAAGATTTCAATACGTGTTGTAAATTTGTAATCTTGTCCTGATGCAGCACTTGACTGTTCGAAGAAATCGAACTGCTTCTGTAGTTGTTCGCCGACTAGCTTCTGTACAGCATTGTTTACATCTTCACGTAAGTTCAATGTAATTGGTGACCACGTATGCTTACCTGCTAGATATGCTTTTGAGTTGTATGCATGAATTTCCATTGGCTCAAATGCAACAGTAGGACGAGTTACGTCAATTACTTGTTTAGTAAGTTCTGTAGTCGGTGTGCTCACACCAAAGTTTTCCAGCGACACTCTAAAGCGGTACTGGAGCTTTGGCATCAACAAACCTTGTGTACTAGCACTGTCACCGCCTGCTAAAGGCACTGTAATTTTTGATAGTGTTGAAATTGCCATTTAATTTGCTCCTAAGTTAAAAGTATTTATCATTTTATAGCTCTGCTATTTCGCCTGTATTTTTCAATCTTAGCGGAATGTAAATAAACTCAATGCTCTTAACAGGTTCAATAGCAACGTCTACATAAAGTTCGTTTCTATCAATCCTTGATGGAGTATTATTTGTTTCATCACAAACAACTAGGAAGTCAAATAGTGCTCTTTGTCCTACAAGTTCAAGCAGTAAACTTTCAACTTGACCTTTGATCTCATCACGTGTGATCTTATCATTTGGTTCAAAGATATAAGGCTTAGCAAGTTGATTTAGCTGGCTACGTAAGTAAATAACCAAACGTGCTACGTTAATTCTGTCTAGTGAACTAGAACCTCTTGAACGAGTCTTCTGACCAAAGTTAACAAGTCCTGCACCTGTAATAAACGTAATTGGGTTTACTCCTTGTGCATACAATGTATCTCTTTGTCCTTCGTTCAATGCAATAGTTACAAATTCACCTTCGTCATTAATATAACCTGTTGCGCTTGCATTTGTAATGCCACCACGTCTTGTACCTGCTGGTGCAAACCATGGATAGCTAACTTGATCACTTAGTGCCATTGTACGTAGCATCATATGACTTGGTGGAACAACAATATTATTACCAAAGTTGTCGCTTGTGAATCCTGATGGATAAAAGATTCCTAAGTAATCATCTCTGCTTACTAGTCCGTCATCGTTATCTTCAGGTGCTAACTTAGCATTAGTTGCCCATTCATTCAATGATGTTGCATCTGGCTTCAATCTCATTGGTGCATCACCTACAACAAATCCAGTTAATCCTCTGTCAAAGTTTAGGTTGATCATTTCGCCAATTAGTTCTGGATAACCTGGGCAAGAAATCAAGTTAAAGATACGTGCTTCATCGTCTCTAATTTCGTCATTATTATTAACAACTGCTTGTAGAGCCTGTACAATAACTTTACGCTGTGCTTTGCGTCCGAAGCTACCTGATCCGTCTGCTTGGTTTCCTGATTCAGTGACCCAACGATCCTTGTTGTATGGTTCGCCGTTAACATTACTCATGTCTTCTTCTTTGTGACGTAAGTTTTTCTCAGCAGTGTTAATGTAGTTTTTAACAAACTTTTTAACATTGAATCCGCTTCTGCGTGTGTTAACTAACAACATACCTTTTGGATATAGTGCTGGATCTGGAGCATCTGGATCTAAATAATCATTTACAAGTAAGTCAGCAATTTCTGCTGGCCCAAATGGACCTGCTGTTGAGCCGCCTGACGTGCTCCAACGTGCATCTGCAAATAGCATCCCATTTTCAGTTGTTTGATCTGTT